CGAGTAAGTATCAACCACGGTCAGGATGCGTAGCTTGCGGCCCGTCGCCAACTGGTCATGAACAAAGTCCATCGCCCACACATCGTTCGGCCGGATCGCCATCGTGCGATCCGCCCTGAGCTTCGCCTTGACCCGCCGTTTGGGGGTCTTGTTACGCAGCTGCAGACCCAACTCCCTGTAAAGTCTGTAAACCTTCTTCATGTTCACCTGCCAACCGTCCCGGCGCAAAATATAAAACACCCGTCGGTAGCCATAACGGACATGCGTCTCGCAGATCTCCTTGATGCGCTTCTTCAGAAAGGCCGGATCGGTTCGGCGGGACTGGTAATGATAACTGGAAGTGTCGAACGGCAGTGCCCGGCAGGCCCTCCGGATCGACACACCCCAGTCTGACAGCATCCCATCGATCAGCTCGCGCTTCCGATCCGGCCTCAGAGCTTTCGGCGGATCACGTCCTGCAGCATCTCACGCTCCAGCGTCAGATCGGCGACGATCTTCTTTAGTCGCCCATTCTCATCTTCCAGATCTCGCAGGCGCCGCATCTCAGACGGCATCAGCCCCCCATATCTCTTCTTCCAGTTAAAGTAGGTCGCCTGGCTGATCCCTGCCTTGCGGCAGACCTCAGCCACTGGCGTGCCTTCCTCCCCTTGCTTGATAACAAACGCCTTCTGGGCGTCCGTAAACTTCGATGCCTTCATGCCATAACTCCTCGCCCAGCCAAGGATGCATAAGGCCATAAACTCTAACTGCGAATGATCCAAAATTCAGGTGGCAGAGCAGCATATGCAGCAGAAAACCCGAACTGCGAATGGTCCAAAATTCAGGTGGCAGAGCAAGACAAGTTCCAGGCTAAGTCACCCGGATTGGCCTGACTTGATAAAGATCAATGAACAGATACTCAGCGCTTGTCATAAAGATAGTGCGACCCCGAGAACTGGTTCATCCAGCTTCTCAAAAAGGCCCCGAGTAGCTCAAACCCCCGTTTGTATGGCTGCTCGGGGTTTTCTTTGCCTTGAAACTGTACGTGCATTTTGCGCACCATTGCGGATGCCGGTCTCTTTCGACTTAGAAAAAGACGGTCAGGACTGTGAGCGTGCCCGCTGTGGCTGAGTATCATAATGCTCTCGTGACCACTATTGACTGACCGTCATGGTCTCAACGCTCTCTCAACTTGGCATTATACACCAGTTTCAACCATCAACTGGCAAGGCCGCCTTAATTGATCGAGGCATACGTCATAATTCTGTATTTCGAAGATATTAGCAGCCGTTACATTATAGGCGTAATATGAAGTAACTTGCAGTCAAACGGGGGTTTCATGCCGCAAGTGAAGGCGATGCGAGAGCAGTTCACATTGGAAGGCGATAAAGTCATCCATCCGCCCACAGGGACGATATGGACCGCTTATCCCGGTGACTCTCAACTCGCTACAATCTTCATGGGGCGACTTGGCGAGACGTTGGAGAATGGCGATGAATATGATCGCCATGAGGCCCATGAAATTGCCGTTAGAATTTTGAAAGAACGCATCTTGCGGCGATAGTCAAAAACCATATCCCTTGGCCATTATCGATCGCCTTAAGGATCATGCGACGAAGGCATTTAACGGCAAGCAGCAAGGCCGCGCTGGCCGGATCAGATAAATAACTAGTGTTTTCTAGCCCACTATAAGCATTAGTATTTTACACTATTTTACATAAATATTGATACTCATTAAGTATTATCAATAGTTGTTTCTGCCCCGAAACCGCCATTGGCTGAAACATGATAGATGCATTAGACAAGATTATAAAATTTCAGTCTGACACCAACATTAAATGCCTGCATAACGAAGTCAGAATTATCTATGAACTGGCGACCAACGGCCCCCTCCCATCGTTGGAGATTATGCGGCGGACAGGGCGATCCATTTCTGCACATAATGTCGATATACAAAAGCTTCTTCAGACGAACGTCTTGTCCGCAAAGCAATGCGACACTGATAAGCGAAAGAAGCTTTTAGACCTGTCGGAGGATGTAAAATCCTATTTCCGATAATCACTATGTGGCAGGTTTAGGACCTGTTTCATCCGTTCAGGTTGCGGCTAAGGACCGCTTGCTGGCCCGTCAGCCTTTCAAAGCGCTGGATGATCACATCGCAATAGCGCGGATCATATTCGATAAGGCGGGCCGTGCGTCCAACCTTATGCGCCGCGGCCAGAACAGTCCCTGAGCCTGCAAAGCAATCAAGAATGATATCGCCGCGCTTTGAACAATCGAGGATCGCGTCCTTCACAAGCTCCACCGGCTTGACCGTGGGATGCATGGCAAGGTCATCTTCCCTGTTAGCCCCAAAGCCATTGGCGCCTGCATAGTCCCAGACATTGGTGCGATAGCGTCCGCCTGCGCCCAGTCCAAAATTGTTGATATGGGGAGCCGTGCCGACCTTGAACACAAAGACCAGTTCATGCTTCGAGCGGTAGAAGGTGCCGTTCGATCCCAAACTCTTGTTCCAGACGCACAGGTTCTTCAACGCACTGAACACCCGGCGGCCGGCAACGAGCAGCTCGTCCATATGCCGCCAGTCCATGCAGACATAAGCAATGGCACCGTCCCGGCAGCGTGCGGCCGCCCGCCCCAGACTGGTCTCTAAGAATAGCCTGAACTCAGCTGCGCTTAGTTCACCTGCGGCTAGCGTAAAATTGTCGTGGCGTACCTTGCCTTTGCCCGAGACATTGCGCTTGATCGGAACATTATAGGGCGGGTCTGTAAAGATCAGCCCTGCCTCTTCATCACCTAGCAGCGCATCATAAGCGCTCGCATCGCGGGCATCCCCGCACACAAGGCGATGGCGCCCAAGCTGCCAGACATCGCCGAGCCTTGTGATTGGCACCTTGGGAACAGGCGGAATATCATCTCCTTGGTCCTGATCTTGTTCGGGGTCAGCGGTCTTGGCTGCGTCAAAAATGATATCGATTTCGGGAAGCGTGAAGCCTGTCAGTTCTATATCAAATTCCAGTGCGCTCAGTTCCTGAAGTTCGATCGCCAGCAACTCTGCATCCCAGCCGGCATTCAAAGCGACCTTGTTGTCAGCCAAAATATAAGCGCGGCGTTGCTCAGGGGTGAGATGCCCAAGTCGCACACATGGAATGGTGGGCAGTTTAAGCAGCTTGGCCGCTTCATAACGGCCATGACCTGCAATAATCTCATTATCATTGCTGATGAGGACGGCATTGTTGAACCCGAACGCCTCGATGCTATCGGCGATCTGGCGCACCTGCTTTTTTGAATGCGTGCGCGCATTGCGGGCATAGGGCTTGAGGGCAGAGATATGGATCTGCTCAATTGCAAGATTGTTCATACAAGATAACCCCACTGGCAGAATTGTTCCGGATTTTCATAAGTGTCGAGCGCATCACGCTGCCACGGCATGAGGTCTTCATAATGCTTGGGTATAAAAATGGCGTCGGGGTCGAGTTGCAGAAACTCAAATTCATTATCGGCCTGCCAATGGAGTAATTGCGCAAGCGCATCGACCTGATCGTCATGCCGTCCAAAGGGGAAGGCCAATAGCTCATGCAGAAAGTCTGCGAGCCAGAGTGCATTCCTTGGGAATAAGACCTTAGCCGCTTCAAGCCGGGCTGTGTGTCCTGCCATGCGTGAGATTTTGTCGCCATCGGGCGTACAGGCGCTAGGCTGGGGCACGCCGCGCGGGTCATTATGATAGAGGTGCTGGATCAATTGGGTGCCGCTAGCTGCATCCTCGATCAGCAGCTTACGGGCCTGCCAGGTGCGGGCCTGTTCTTCGACCATGCGGAGCAGCTCAGGAAATTTGAGTTTCGCCCTGTAGACATCCAGCACATAGACAACGCCCCTGCGCACAAGAGCGGTCACGCAAACCGACCAGTCATTGAGCGGACCAGTTTTTGAGGCGGTGTCCCAACTCTGAATGATCGTGTCACCAGGCTGCGGCTCTATAGGGTCGTCATAATAGTGCACCCATTTGCGTTCGATCAAATGGCCGCCTGCCGGGACCGGCATTTGCTGATATTGGGCGGTAAAGACATTGCTACCAAGCTCACGCTTTAATTGGTCCAGGGCTTCTTGAGGCTCACGCTCGGGATGAAGCACCTCGCCTGTCTTGCGCAGATGGAACTGATTGGGGCCAACAGGGATTTTCTGATCATCATCTGCAATCGCTGGAAAGTTCAGATGGTGCCAACCTCCTTGCTCGAGCAGGTGGCCTGACAGGTCATCTTCATGAAGGCGCTGCTGCACCAATATCACCTTGCCCATCAATTTGTCATTGAGGCGCGAGACAAGAGTGGAAGCATACCATTCGATCAAGAAACTGCGGGCAGTCTCGGACTGTGCGTCTTCTGCCTTCATCGGGTCATCAATGACGATGATGTCAGCCCCCCTGCCTGTGAGCGTGCCGCCAACAGACGTTGCAAAGCGCGAGCCACCCTTGCTGGTTTCAAGCTCGGTATCGGTTGCGCGCAGCAGGCGCGTGTGAGGGAACACATTCTTGTACCAGTCGGCTTCCATGACGCGGCGGCACAAGCGGTGGAGATTGGCCGCAAGGTCATTGTTGTAACTTACACAAATGAACTTGAGGCTCGGATCCTGGCCTAACTGCCAGGCCACCCATGCAACGCTGATGAGCAGCGATTTAAGATGCCGCGGCGGAAGGTTGACGATGAGGCGCCTCATCTCGCCTGCCATCATCTGGCCGAGCGCATGGTCGATGGCATTGATGTGCCAGTTGGTCTGGAAGGAAACGCCCGGGTTTAACTCTTCGACCGTCTTATGGAGGAACGACGCAAAGTCTTTGCGCAGCAGAGCATTGAACGCTGCGATCGGGTTGGGGGATAGACGGGTCACGCCTTGCCTCCCGTCTTCTTTGCAACCGTTGCAAGATAAGCATCGAGGATCGCCTGGTCGCTTGCGGACAATAGGGCTGTGTCGACAACAATATCATCATCCAGACCATTGGCCTTGCAGATGAGGCCGATGATGGTACCGGCCGCTTTCATATCGCCATTCAGTGCTCGGGTGCTGAGGGTCTTCAATAGTAGCTGCTGCTTGGTCAGCCGCAGGGTCTTATCGCCTTCCTTGACCGTGATCCGTTGGCCCATCTCGGCCATGAGATCGGTTTTGAGATTATTACTACCCTTAGGCCGGCCTTTGGGATTGCCGGACTGGCCAGGTTTGAACTGCGTATGCTGGGGCGGGCGACCTTTGCCGACCGGGTAGTTGGGTGTTGGTGTCTTAGGCATCTCAATCTCTTTCATCATGCGTGCCGCGTGGCAGCATCGCGAAGCGCGGTTCCTACAAGGCGCAAGCCATGGCGCGCGCGTTGCGGAACATGTGATGAACATTGTAGCACGGCTCGAGCGTGCTAGAAAGAGGAAAAAACAAGCTATATCAATGGCATAGAGTATCACGGCCTTGATACTGGCGAGTGTGAAAGCGGTGATAACGGTCAGCGCTTGGCAGGTGGCCGCCGAGCGCCATGATGGCCTTGAATCCCCGGAAAATGGCGCATGTGCGCAGCATGGCCGCCTAAACGCGGGTGGGTGCGTCCATCTGTTGGTTGGAAGAGGGCGAGAATGAAAAGCCGAAGCGAGGCAAATGGCCTGCCCGCTCAAATTCCCGGAGCCTTACGGCTTTGCCGAGGGGGTGATTCGGGCATGCGCCTTTGCATCACCGGCTTCTCAGCTAGTGCCTGAAACGACCTTTGCACGATATGCCTATCATGTAAAGATGTTCCGATTTTCTTTACATGTATTCAGAACATGCTAAGAGTTTGAGGGTAAGCTTTACATGTCGGATTCCAACAAGATGCTCTCCCCTACATATGCAATTCCATCACTTCCGCCCAAAGGAAATCTCGAGACCACGACGATCCTAAAAGCTCTGACGCGCGCACGCAGCGCTTTGGCAGAACTTAAAGGTCGCGCCGCCACAATCCCCAACCAAGGTATCCTGATCGACACCCTGTCGCTCCAAGAAGCTATGGCGAGTTCGGAAATTGAGAACATCGTCACCACCCAAGACGAGCTGTTTCAGATCGAAGCATTTCCGGATGCGCCGGGCTCAGGCGCCGCCAAGGAAGTAGCCCGGTACCGAGACGCGCTACATTACGGGTTCCACCAACTCAAAGAGCGTCAGGGCCTGCTGACCAACAACCTGATCATAGGCATGTTTCAGATCCTGAAACAGAACAGGGGTGACTTTCGACCAGGGCCCGGCACAACGCTTATGAATGATCAGACCAAAGAGATCATTTATGTTCCGCCCCAAGACAGGAATGAGATTGTCCGTCACATGGAGCGCCTTGAACTCTTCATCAACGAAGAACTGACCGAAGACGGGCTTGACCCGCTCATCCGCATGGCGCTCATCCATCATCAGTTTGAGAGCATCCATCCGTTCCCGGATGGCAATGGTCGCTTGGGGCGCATCATCAACGTCCTCTACCTGACGAAGTGCGGGTTGCTGGAAACGCCGATCCTCTACCTCAGCCGATACATCACCGAGCACAAGGCAGACTATTATCGGCTGCTACAAGCGACCCGTGCTACGGGCGAATGGGAGCCTTGGATCTTGTATATGCTTGATGGGGTGGCAGAGACTTCCAAGGAGACCCTGCGCCTTGTCGAGGGCATTCGTTCTTTGATGGCAATTGCAAAGAACCGGCTACGCGAAGAGCACGCGAAGATCTATTCTCAAGACCTGCTGAACAACCTGTTCCGACACCCCTACACTCGGATTGAGTTTGTGCAGAAGGAACTGGACATATCTCGGCCCACAGCAACCAAGTATCTAGATGAGCTTGCGGAGAGTGGCCTGCTGGCTAAGCAAAGGCATGGCCGGAACAACTACTATATCAACCGGCCGTTGGTGAACCTTTTCGTTTCAACAGGAAGGTAGCCGAGGAGCGCCAAGGCAGGCTGGAGCGAGATTCAGAGGGCCGCGGAAATCCGACATTGTGAAGCGGCGTTATCATGAACGTTACAGCGTGCCGCGTATCAAAATTGTGATAACGCGGTTTGGCCTTCCGCGAGGCATCGTGGTGCCCACATGGCCGCAAGTTGGCGAATGGCCGAGCTGAAACCTGCGTTTTTGCTTCCCTGCTATGCTCGAAAATCTTCCCTGTTCGTTGATCTAGGGAAAAGGCCTCGGGAACCACGGAATTCTAAGGCCTAGCGCTAGCCTTGGAATAGCCATTCCCTGCAGAAATGACGATTTACGCTGTAAATCCCGAGGGAACAGGGAATTTCCAAGGAGACGGCTTCGCTCAGGACTGCACTGCGCACCAAACAGTCCAAAGAGTGGCTGATCTCCATACAATTTACTGACAGGCTGAGCCCAAAAGGGCGCAGTCTTGCGGGTTTTGGGGAATGAGCGTTGGGCTGGAGACAGCGTCAGCTTGCCGCCTTGGCGCATCAAAAATGGCATCAGTCTCCAGTGGCGGTTTTTTCGCCGCTTTTTGACCCCAAGGAGATTTGGAAATTAGGGCTGGATTCGCCCCCAAGGTCCCTTGATCACAACGCCCTTAGGAACGTTCGTGCCGTCTTCGGGATCACGCCCATCGAGTATGGCTTCATAGCGAGCGATGATTGCAGCCATGCGTGTCTCAAGACGTTCGAAGTGGGCAAGGCATTCCCTGTTCCAAGCGTCGAAGCTCTCATAAGCATCCCGATCCGGAAGATCGGGCACATCAAACTCATAGAGCGTCTCATCCAGGAACCGGCGAAAGAAGCGGACCAGGGCCCGGCGGCCTGTTCCTGTCTTTCCAACCTTTTGTGCCATGAGCGCGCAGCGCTCGCTGCGTGGTTTGTCGAGACAATCCCAGACATGATTGACCGCTATGAGCAGGCCGCCTTCTTGATAGTCATGATAGAGTGACGCCAGAAAGGTAGAGCGACCTTCAGGCTGAGCAAGGTTATAACTGTTGAGCGGGATTAGCGGCTCAACCTCTGGCGCAGGCTCAACAGTTACCTGTGCAGGCAAGGCATAAAAATCGGGAAGTATGGTCTCTTCCCATTCCTCTGCCGGTAAGGTCTGGAGAAGATCCGAGATGCTGGCAAAGGCATGTATCGCAATAGCCCCTGTTGCCGGGTCATCTGGCCAAGGCTTCAGCACAGAGCGAGCGCGCACCCATTCATCTATGGGTTGCTGATCCCAGCCCAGCCCTACACCGAAGGACCAGGGTGCGAGATAGGTGCGGCCATCCATCGCGGCATAAATCTGCCCATTCCCTGCGGCAGCGTCTTCGACACTGTTCCAGGGCGAACCATGATAAGGCAGCGTGCCATTTGCATCGGCATTGCGACTAAAGCCTATCAGCATCTCGATGGTACGCGCACAGGGCGGATGGAACAGTTGTGCCTTCACCCGGCCATGCTCGGCTTGCGCAAGGATGGCAATGATCCTGCCTTGGCGCTGAATGGCAATGACATTCTCATCCAGATCAATCTCATCGAGCATGATGGTAAAGTCACCGTGCCCCATGGTGACCATCTGAGACCAACCACAGTTCAACAGCGCCATGACCAGCGCATCCATTGCAGGCGCAAGCTTGAGCCAGTCGGTCTTGCCATCTTCTGCACGCTTTTGCAGCGCAAACAGCATTGCAGCCAGAGGTGGCGCATCCAGATCGATGCCCACATGATCCAGATAGAGCTTCGGCACTTCATAAGGTATGTCGGGCAGCCCAAGCGAAGTGAGCATGCTTTTGGGAAGGCAGATCTCAGCGAAGTTCATCTGTAAAACTCATTCGATCATGTCGCATACTAAAGCGCATCGTCACGCCTCAAGCCTCGACATTTAACAGCAACGCATGCTGCTCATTCCAAGCCATAGGCAGTTCAACAGATCGCAACCTGCTCGCCGTAAGCGAGCTTGGCTGCTTGCCTGCAAGTATCACGGTCACAATGTCTGGTGCTAGGCAGGATAGCTCGATGAGCTTGGTCAGATGCTTGCGACACTTGCCCTGCTGTTTGGCGAGATCGGCAAGCGATGTCTGGGGATAGGCAAGCACCAGCTTACGCGCTGCATGAGCATCGGCAAGCAGAGCGATGAGCTTAGTGTCGGCCTGTCTTTGCTGAGACGCCGCCACTGGGGTTGAGGGGTTCATCTGCGCTTTCGGAAGCGGGCCCTCACCTTCAATGACCAACCTGATCTGATGCCCGCGCCGCAGACGGGTAGCCGCGACGCTGAGGATGATCGGTGCCGATAGCGGACTGCGTTCTATGTGAAGGAGTTCAGCAAGCCCTGCATCGGACAGCATCAACTCCACCCTGTCATCATGCAATATGGCCCGGCTCAGTAGCTGGGTAATGATCTGATGCTTGGCCACGACAGAGCCACTGCGCAGCGTGGCTGCGGCAAGGTCTGCCTTGGCGAGGGTTTGTTGTAGGGCATGGGCGTCGATATCGGTAGGCGCGAGGGCAGCAATGTTGCCGGGTACGGCGAAGTAGGCAGCAAGCTTTTGAGTAACGATCTGTTCGATATCATGCGCCGAGATCCTGTAAGCAGGCTCGTCCTTGGTCTGATCGGGCCGAGTGACATAATAGCGATAGCGCTGCGTCTTGGTCTGGCCCTTAGTTGTACCCGCCCCCTTGCTTGCATGGCTCGGCGTCATAGCCCGTCCTGCGCTATCAATCAGCAAGCCCGTCAGCAGACTGGGCTGCTGACCCTTAAGTCGTCGCGATGTGCCCGAGGCATTGGCTTTGAGCTTGTTCTGTACCGCCTGCCAAAGCGCTTCTGGAACTATGGGTTCATGCTCACCTGGATAGACCTCATCTCTGTGGACGATCCGTCCCAGATAGATGGGGTTGGCTAGAAGGTGATAGAGCGTACCCCGCCTAAAGGCACAGCCACCCTTATGTGGTCCACTGGCTCGGTGCTGAACCTTGGTCTTATATCCCTTGGCATTGAGATAATCGGCCAACGCTTGAACCGAAGGTTCAACCAGATACCGTTCCATGATGAGGTTCACCAGTTTGGCCTCTTCAGGGATGATCACAAGCCTCCGGTCTTTGACATCATAGCCTAAGGGAAGCGGCCCACCCATCCATAGCCCCTTGCGCTTGGAGGCTGCGATCTTGTCCCTGATCCGCTCGCCGGTCACTTCACGTTCGAACTGTGCAAAGGAGAGGAGCATGTTGAGGGTAAGCCGTCCCATGCTGGTGGTGGTGTTGAACGCCTGTGTGATCGACACAAAGCTCGCCTTGGCCATATCCAAGACATCGACGATTTTGGCAAAGTCAGACAGGCTGCGGGTGAGCCTGTCGATCTTATAGACAAGGATGATATCGACCCTGCCATCTGCCACATCCTCAAGCAGACGCTTAAGCCCAGGGCGTTCCATATTGCCGCCTGAATAGCCGCCATCATCATAACGGTCGGGCAATAGGTGCCAGCCTTCATGCTTCTGGCTCAATGCATAAGCAGCACAAGCCTCATATTGGGCATCAAGGCTGTTAAACTCCTGTTCGAGCCCATCCTCTGTCGATTTACGCGTATAGACCGCACAGCGCTTGAAACTCTCAGCCACGGCCTGCAATCCCGAAGAACCTTGGGCCTGACCAACGCGTACCGGTGAC